TAGCCCCTGTAGTAACAACATCGGCATTAGTAGCTACGGCATCAAGACCTGTTTGAACTGCATCAGCATTCGTCAGTACTACATCAGCATTAGTACTTATAACATCTCCTGCAGTAGCTACTGAGTCTAGCCCTGTTTGAACTGCATCAGCTGCAGTACTCGCTGAGTCTAAGCCAGTCTGAACTCTATCAGCTGCAGTAGCTACTGAGTCTAGTCCTGTTTGAGTAGCATCTAGTCCTGTAGCTACTCTATCAGCTGCAGTAGCTACTGAATCCAGTCCTGTTTGAGTCACATCAGATCCCGTCTGAACTACGTCTAACCCTGTTTGAGTAGCGTCTAAGCCTGTTTGAACTCTATCTCCTGCAGTAGCTGTAGCATCTAGTCCTGTAGCTACTCTATCAGCTGCAGTAGCTACTGAATCATCTTGGGCATCTAGTGCATACTTCTTAGCTGCATAGAGTCCTGCCTCTACTTCTACTTGAGGGTCTTCTCCCGGACCTACAGCCCATTCTTTACTCTTAGCTGCCCAAGACTCAGCGTCTGTACCTACAGCTACTATGTCGGCCTCTACTTGAGTGAACCCAGAGCCTACAGATTGATTGATAGTATTGAGATCACTAGCATAGGCTACGTTCCCATCTGATACATCCTTCCCTGAAGCGGAATAGTACTTGCTCATTATATCTCCTAGTATTGAGTGCCTAGTAGCTCGAAGTCCACTATCATATTCTGGACCGTATGCGTACTCTTATAGGCCTCTTCAGTCTCTAACCTTATACTCATATTAGTACCTATCCCCTCTAAGTACTGGCAGGTCCTATTAGTTACATCGGACCCTCCATAAGTCATCTCTCCCCAAATACCCTCTCCCCATTTGTTACCTCCTACTCCCAGAATGTACAGATCCAAGCCTATGGCCCTAGGACTATCAGATGTTCCGTAGTCAAAGTTAGTCTCTAAGGTGAAGCCTATAGGGTCTCTACCTGAGATCTCCCAAGTAGCTCTTTGGAATCTCTTCCAGTTTCGTGGACTCTTATAGTGATAGAAGGAGGACCTCATCAGGGTATTTATAACAACTCCGTCGAATGAGGTACCTGAATCCATCTTATAGACTTGTCCAGTGTTGGAAGTAAAGAACCTTACAGTAGCCCCTTGAGTGTCTTTACCCTCTATGATTAGTCTAACATCGTTAGGGTACTTGACAGTCGTAGCTCCTGACAGTTTCTTATTGAGGAAAGAGAAGTAGAAGACGAAACCATTACTCAAGTAGGTCCTATATTGATTAAACTCTCTAGCACTTATAGATCCTACAACCATGTGCAGGTTAGCTAACAGGGTCCTCTTAACTCTCTGAGATATGCCTGAAGCAGCGAAGTCTCCGAAAGCATCTACAGCCTCTAGGGAAGTTAACCCTCTGTCGTCTATGAAGTATAAGGTACCTAACATCCTGTGAGGAGTTCTACTTAAAGCCCCCGATCTGTCTGAGAACTCGTCTATAATAAGCTCTTGTATATCCTCTGAGCCGTGGATAACAGAAATATTACTCTCCCCCCAGACTAACATAGAATCTCCAACTCCCTTAGTGAGGTCTGTAATCTTGAAGCCGAAGTCTTTCCTTCCAGCTCCGTCAAGTACACTCCACGAGGGGAAGGAGGTAGTTACTGTAGCCCATATAGAGCTGTAGAAGATACCTCCTCTTTCATCTGAAGCCCATATGCGATCTATAAAGGCCTCTATGTTTCTCAAGGAACTAAAGTCTGGAGATGTAGTAGAAGTAATTGCAGCTCCATCGTAGGACCACACCTTATCTGTTCCGTCTACAAACCACATTCGCTTGTCATTATCTATTTCAGAGAAGTTATGATTCACAAAGTCGTATGGACCTGTAAGGGAGAATCCTGCAGACACTAATACCCACCCTGCAGGAGACTCTTTATACATAGAGCCCTCCCTAAAGGCGTACAGCTCTCCAGCGTACAGGTGAATACCTGCAACATCTCCAGTTCCCGGGACCTCTCCTATAGCAGCCCTTGCAGCGTCTTGTGCTGCATGATCTTGAGAGTCTGCTGGTATACTCGAAGGTGGAGTCTGTCCATCATATCTCTCGTAGCCTGAGATGGAAGTGTAACCTCCTTCAGCTCCTTCTGTCAGTTGATAATTAATACACTCTATAAGTTCTCCCGGCTTCAAGTCGAGAGAACTTACATTCTCATTGAGGCCTCCATCAAAGAGGACAGCCTCTTGTCTCACTTGAGGTATTCCTAGTTTGATAGGTTTCATACTATTGGCCTCATCTTTAAGATTTCTTTAGGGAGTTGATTCCTCATCAAGATATTCAACATCCTTGTATACTTTACAGAGTAGTAATTGAACTTACCTTGCCTACCTAGCTCTTCTGCATAGTTCATTACACCTCCATAGACTACGAGCCTATGGAATTGCTCAGGCATCTCTGGGACGTCTGAGTCTATTACTAACTCTTGGAGGGACTTCTGATAGTCTATCTTTATGCTATAGGGTCCATCAGGAGAATCAAAGAGTAGGGCACTATCTTGAGGTCTTATGGTAAACCTCGAAGGCCTTGTGTCTTCAGTTTGATTCTGAGTGAGATATACAAACTGATCGTATGCCATAAACCTTAAGGGGTTCCACTTAGAGTCTACTAAGATGTAGCAAGTATCTTTATGCCACCTATTGAACCTATAGCCGGGAGAGAAGATGTCCCCTAAGAGGTACTCTCCGTCTCCTTGAGATATCGTAAAGGCAGCTTGACCTCTCATCCATCTCCATTGGTTCCTCTCGTTCTGAATGTCAGCCCAAGCATCTTGAACATAAGATACTATAGCAGCTTCATATCCAGTTGCGGACACAGAAGATGGACCAGTACCTTGAAGTCCTGCACGTTTTCTAGTTTCTCTAGCCAACTGGATAAAGTTCATTCTATTCCACTCCTAATAGTTTCTTGAGGGTCTCCTTAGATGCGTTCTTCTTAAAGGGGATCTCTAGTTCTGTCAGTTGATCTTTAAGTTCTTGATAGGATAGTTCCTCTTCTACTACTAAAGTCCAACTGGAACTATACTTATCGTACTCTTCCTGTGAGATGGGGTACACCTCACCGTTAGTTTTGCTAATAGCTTTAAGCATATATAACCTCTAGATATGAGAAAGGCCTAGACCCTTCGAGAGAATCTAGGCCCATTTAGGATTAACCTTTCTGGAAGAAACCTTCAGCAATAGCTGTAGGCTGTACAACCTCACGTCCGTAGACTGCAAGGCCACGCATATAATCACCGAAAGAATCTGGGATTCTCAAGGTCTCAGTCTTAGTCAACTGAGTAGCGAAAGTCATACCCTCTTTAGTTCCTGCGAAACAGTAGAAACCGTCAGTAGTCGTCACACCTTTAGGTAAGAGGTTAGACTGGATGACCTTAGTGCGATCAACCATACCTACAACACCTGTACGAATAACACCAGTAGCATCTCCAGTGAGATCAGCTTGCTTCAGATCACTCTTCTTCAGCATAGCTACATACCATGCAGGGAGGACTACATAACGATTCTCTGAAGGAATGTTAGCTTCGTCGAGAACAGTATTAAGATCTACAATCAAGTCCGTAGCATTAGCCTTGGTGATAACTACAGGAGTACCATCTACTCCAAGGTTAATGTTAACTGAGAGAGCACCTGCAGTAGCTCCACGATTAGTAGCAGCTGCCTTACCTTTAGTATAAAGGAGACACTCAGTATCAATAGCGATCTTCAGTTTCTCGCCAGCATCAGCAGAGAACTTATTCATCAATGGGAGGTCAGTAGCAACCTCATCAATATCATCAAGGCGGAAGGCCCAGACTTTAGCTTGGTCAATGTTGAGCTCCTTATTAGCTTTCTCAGGAACCTCATAGGTGATAGTACTACCGACAGTATAGTCAGCAATAGTAATATCTGGAGTCGTACGGATCATGACCTTATCACCTTGAGCCTTGATCTCTCCTTCGTAATCTGTCGAACACAATTTATGTGCCGGACTGTCGCTTATTCGTTAGAATTTAGTTTGTTCAGTCTCTGTTGCCTATTTGCTTCATGGAATAGGACCATCCTATCGATGATCGAGTACTTCCTAGACATACAACAATACTTACGCATGTTCTTTAGGAAGTGAAGTGCTCTTGCTTCTGTAGCTTTACCGAGACCCATAGTCCATTTAGGATACCCTGCTGAATAATTCACAGTCCCTCCTAAGTCTATTGATAGCTTATCTAAGATAAACTTATCAGTATCTCCAGCTACTGCACTTACCACTAAGTTATTGTGAAGTGTGTACCTATTGAATCTTTTATCCCACACCTTTCTATTCTCTCTAAATCTGTAGTGACCGTCTCCATCGAGGTAGCCTGCTATCCAAGCCCATGAAAGATGCTTAGGATGCTTCAACCACCTTGAGTTAGCTCTAGAACACTTCGAGAACTCTTTTAACTCTGCTATGTTGTCTTCACTAAGAGGGACACCTTTAAGTTCCTCTTGGAGCCATAGTAAGTTATCTAAGTGAGTTCCTTTAATTCTTAAGTGCTTAGCTATTCTATTGGTTAGTATCTTAGTGTCGTTAGATGCACACAGCCAGTAGGATATCTCTTTACCCTTCTTGATGTGCCTCTTGAACTTACCAACACCATAGTACTTGTGGAGTGATTCTACTAGATCTATATCTTCGGTCAGCCCTATAGAGAAGAAACAGTAAGCTTTATAAGTACCTGTTCTTTGTTTAGAGTAGTAGATAGAGAAGCAACCGTCAGCATCTATAAGTCCTGCAAGATACTTACCTAGCTGTTCTGAGTGTTTCCTTCTATCTTTGAGTTGACCTGAAGTGAGTTTATAACCTAATGTACTTGTGTTAAATTCCATTAAACTGTCTCCTAATAGTGACATAATATTGCATCGGATTTTACTCCGTTATTTAAAACTATTTAATGCGAACACTTATTGATTCGCCATGTAGTCAAATACGGTCATCTCATAGAAATTCCTGAGCATCTTCTTAGACCATACCTGAGGTACGTATTTACTTGTTCCACTAGAATCGTAGCTGTTATATCCACCGTCTCTTGTTACACCGTTAGCCATCTTTTAAATCTCCTATGTAATACGGCCCTCTGTAAATGCTTTATCTAAGAGGTCCATCTTTTTAATTAAGTTATTCTTCTCTTCTAGATTCCTATAGGCTCCTTTCTGGTAGTCACTATAGGTCTTATCGAACTCTTCCATCGTGTAGGTCTTAGGTCGTCCCACACCTTCAGCAGATGGAGTAGCTCCACCGCCTATAGGGGCGACCTTCTTTGCGAGGATAGATTCTTTAGACTGTGGGAGGGACCTTGCAAAGTCATTGTAGAACCCTGCAGTCCTAACGAAGTCTCCGTAGGCAACAGCTCTGTCGAAGAACTCCTTCCTAGGTACCCCTGTTTGAGGGTCAGTCTCTCCTAGATACTGGAGGAACTTAGGGTTTAGATCTACCTTGTCGAAGTCCTCTACGAGAGATACCAACTTACCTTTGAATCCTGCTGAGGCATCAGCCCTTGAGGCTTTAGCGTCTGCAACTTCTCTAGCTCTCTTCTCGTCTTCAAGCTGCTTAAGTTTCTCCTCTAAAGGTTTACTCAAGGCTTCTGAAGTCTTCTTCATGATCTTTACTGCATCAGGCCCTATAGTGTCCTCATCTTCCTGAGTAATGACCCCATCAAAAGTAGAAGGCTTTAAGGCAGTCAGTTGCTCTGTTAGGTCAGCAATGTTCCCCCTAAGTCCCACTAAGCTCTCTTTGAGAGTTGCATTCTCCTGCCGAAGCTGGAAGATGGTAGTATCTGTAGAAGCTTTGAAGTTAGTATATCTCTTTTTCCAATTAGTCCTTGCGGGCTTCTCAGGCTGTACAGAATCTTCTACTACTTCTTGAGGGGTTGCTCCTTCAAAACTGTTGGCGACAGCTTCGAGCTCTGCAGTCTCTTCTTTAGTAGTCTCTCCAGCTAGTAGGTCTTCGGTGCCAACCTCAGGTTCCTTACTAGAAGCTTTAGAGTAATACAGTTCTTCCATCTCTGCTTCTTCTTTCTTCAGTCTATCTAAGCTCATATAATCCTCCGTACTTAGCTCTCATGGTTCCTTAGAGGCCCTTAGGCGATTCTAGGGAGATGATCTGCCGTGTGCCCATTAGGGCAATAGTTGAATAAGGTTACTCAAGATTTGACACATACCTTGAGTCTCTTTAACTTTAGACTCGGCACACTGTTCGAGAAAGGTGCGCAGCCTCTCCCGTTCAGTCTCCAAAGTCTCTTTCAAAACTTTTATATTCCCGCCCTTAATATCTGCTTTAGTTTGGGTATCTATCTTAATCATTGTAAGTTACTCTTATCTCCTGTAGAGATACTAGTCGCTAGGTTCTTATTGGTATCTCTATCCTTCTGGTCCGCTTTGATCTGTTCCTTCTGGATACTAACTAGTTCTTTATTCTGAGAGGATCTTCCTTTCTCCTCAAGTTCTGCTACCTTAAGTTGGAAGTCTTTCTCAGCCTGCTCTAGTTTAGCTTGGAGCTCAGCAACCTTAAGTTGCATATTACCCTGAGATATCCTCTCAGCACTTTGAGTCTGAAGTTGTACCGCTTGAACACCAGCAGCAGCTTGTTGTTGCCCTTGCTGAGCTTCAGCCTGTTGTGCTTGAGCCTGAGCAGCTTCAGCTTCCTGTTGTTGCTTCTTCAGTTCTATGCGAGAAGGTACTACATCGTCTCCTAGTCCTAAAGACTTAGCCATCTCTCTCAAGATCTCAGCTACACCTTCTACTCCTACAATCTGGAAGTATACTGGATTAGCCAAGATATTTAGGAACTCATTACGCCTTAACTCTATAGCTCCCTTCATTGTCAAAGCTTGAGATCCTTTAGGTACTACAACTATATCCCCAGTGAACTCTTCAGTAGGGTCAGTCATAACCTCCCAGTAGAATTGATACTCTACTCGTGGGATTATCAGGCCTAGGTCAATGTGCTTGATAGCGTCTTTAATTCCTTTAGAAGCACCTTCTAGTAACATACTCAACCCTGAGGCTGTTTGAGCTGCACCTCCAGACTTCTCGTTACCATAAGCATACCGTGGGATACCTGTAGCGTCGTCAGCCTTAACTTCGAACTCCTTATAGACAGCTAGTAGCTCTTGAGCGTTGCTAGTAGGTTGCCAGAACTGGACTGCTCGTCCTCCTGCTCCTGTAGGATCTGAAGTTAGTTGCCATATCTTCAAAGGATATATCTCATCTATCTCTTCATCTGCAGCTAATCTGTCTACATATACCTCTATTTGTGGACCTGAAGCTATGCCCATATTATTAGCTAAGGCTCTAGCTGTAGCATTACACATACGCTGGATGTCTCTCATAAGCTCTGGGAGAGATCTTCCCCACCATGAGCCTGGAATCTCCTGAAAGGATGCCTTATAGTAAGGTCTCCTTAAGAGAGGATCATCGTTGATAGAGCACTTAATAACTTCATTGCCCGCTAAGATTGCCTCAACCTCGAACTCTGCTTCAGTGTCGTAGCCTAGGTCTTCCTCTTGGTAGCCCCAGTCTTGTAGCATCTGATAGGAAGCTGAACCGAAGAAGTGAATGCCGTGGATAATACCCTTATTAGCCCTGTACTCATCTCCTCTATATTCTTCAATAACTTTCTCAGATTCTATATAGGTATCTAACCAACCTGAGCCAGTACCTGTAGCGTTCTCTTCTAAGATCTTTCTGATGTTATCTTCTTTATACCCTTCAACTCCTATTAGGTTGTATAGCTCTTGACGAGAGAACCTTAGGTGTTCGCAAAGGTCTCCGTCTTGAATACTAGTAGCTGAGGCGGAGGGGTAGATATCTAATGGAGACACTCTCTTATTCATATAGATATAATCTTCTACAGCTTCAGGTTTACCGTCAACCCATTGGAGTCTCTTCTTCTTTGTGATGATAGGTCCTTTCATAACTGCTACCTGAAAGACACAGAAGTCTTCGATGAAGTCTGACAGGGCTTTATCCCAACCTCCTTCAGCTAATCTATCTGCTACTCGTCTCTCATACTTCTTAATACCTCTCTCAGCTTCCTTATAGATCTGATCCATAATAGCTACTTCGAGGTCTTGTTTCATCTTAGTGGTCTCTTGTAGAGACTGAGTAGCCTGCATCATCTGAGTAGGTTGAGGCAGTTTAGCTATCTCTCCCATAGCCTGCTCTATCTTCAGCCTGACTTCTTCAGGTACATCTGGGATAGGAGTAGGGCTTAAGGACCATGCTTGTTCTTTAGCTGGCATTAAGATATCTCTAATCCAACTCATAGCTGCTCTACATTTAGTAGGAGTCAAGTTCATGTAGATATCAGAACCACCAGACTCTTTAATCTTAGCCCTATCTTCAGGATCGTAGTGACCATTGTAGGCTCTTAAGGATTCCAACATCTTCCTCTCTACCTCTGAGGTGGTCCTTGCATCCTTATTGTCTTGGAAGACTTGCTGTACGTGAGAAGCTATAGAGCTGTAGAACACTTCCCTGCTATACTCTCTGTCTAGCTCTTGATCTTCCATTATCATTACCTCTTCAGCAGAGGCTATAAGTACTCCGGGAGTCTCATACATTAGGAACTCCTTATAGTTTCGACTAGTCTTTTAGATCTCGTAGGTCCTACATCTTGTGACCACTGAGAGGGGCCTCCTCTAGAGTTCTTCATCAACTGGGTGGCTGCTTCCTCTGTATCTCCCTTACTCATAGCATTGAAGAACTTAGGCCAAGTCTTAGGCCCAAAGCCATAGTCTCCCATATTGAAGTTTAATTCAGCTATAGCTAGGAGACCTTTACCGCTAAGAGGTACCTCGAAGTCTTGAGAATCTTTAGTAGCTTGAGCTAGTGCAGTTGCCCAATCCTTATCGAACTTATCGAGCCAGAAGGATTGCTTCTCCCCTTCAGTCCAATCGGGATCAAACTCTGTATAGTCTTCCTTAGTGAATAGATGACCTACACCTCCAGTGATGTTGCCTTTAGAATCTGTATAAGGCTCTACTTCGAATCCTTCAGACTTTATAACTTCCTTCATGTAATCTTCATTTTCCATAGTAACCTCATACCCAACTATAACGGGATTTCTTAATGATTCGTTTAACTGTTCGTCTACCAGTGGTTTGGAATACAAGCTCAGCAAAAGTAAGAGATAGAGCATCAGCAATATCAGGACTAGGGTGTCCCTGCCTCTTTAGTTCCTTTTTAGTTAATAACTGTAGTTGCATCTTATTGTTGTAGCAGTACTCCATAGCAGTTAATTGAGCAGATAGGTTTACATCCTTACTCCTAGAGTAGGAGGGTAAGTCAGCTCCATTCTCTAACCAAGTCCTCAAGTTACCCCAGAGTTGTGCCCTCAAGTTCGCATAGACTTTAGGCTCTGAGGATCTTTGAGATACAATAACTTCCTTAACTGGTAGTCCGATGTCTTTACACCTATCATATACTCCAGCTCCTACTCCGATAGAATCTACGAAGATAGCTGAAGCTGAATGGATAGCCTGAAAGCCTGCTACTTCTACAGCTACCTCCATAGTGTCCAATCCCTTGAAGGTTCTAATATCTAGAAGCTTGGGTCCTTGTCTAATTATAAATACTGTCTGATCATCTCCGAAGCGAGCTACATCAACTCCCATAGTCTTGGGGAAGTTACAATACGATTGAGGGGCTAGAGTGTTCTCTATGGTCTCATCTACTATATCCGCTGAGATGAACTGAGCTACACCTACACGAGGAAACTGACCGAGTACTCTCATCCTGTAGAGATCGGAATCCTTACCGTAGGTATCTTCCATCTCCTGTATCCACTCTGCATTTACATTAGGAGAGTCGAAGGCTGAGAAGTGCATCTTCTCCCACTGACCTAAGTCAGCCTTGAAGATCTGGTAGAACCGTCCAGAGGATCTTACTGGGTTACTTACTTGGATGAAGCGACCTCCAGCTCCTGTACTTAGTGTACCTAAGAGGATATCAAAAGCTTCCTCAGAGATACCTGAAGCCTCGTCGGCAAGGATAACATACGACTCAGCGTGCCCGCCTTGGAGTGATTCTTTAGATTCTACAGAGGCTGTAACTAGAGATGCAAACTGCTCATACCTTTTGGTGTTAGTATATCTTACAGTCTCCCGGGTTATATCAAACATACCTTGAAACTCTTGAGGCATCTTCCTGTGCCACTTCCTTAGCTCTGAAAGGAATACTCTGTTGAGCTGGTTGAAGGAAGGGGAGGTGATTAGTATTCTACAGTCTGGGAGTATCATCAGGTAGAGGAAAGTTAACATACTTAACACTGCAGTCTTACCTGAACCAGTACAAGATGCTACAGCTACTCTAGCCGATTGGTCATCAGCGTAGTTAATCAATTGCTTCTGTTGATCTGTTAGAGATACTCCAAATAGAGACTCAATTCCTAATACATGATTAGTACTCCATAGCTCTATCAGTTCATTGAATTGTTCTTGAGTTAACTTCATAGTTCTATCAGTTGCTTAGCTTCTTGGGCTTTAGCAAAGATTCTCTCTAGTCCATCGTCTCCTGAGACTACATCTAGCTGTACCTTATTACTCAAGTCTCCTGTAATCTTAGCCAGTAGTTCCATATTCTTGGAGAGGGAGGGGGATTCTCGTGGGTCGTTACGAGCCTTCTGGTATCTTATCTGTTCTACTAGAGTCTCCATTAGGAAGACCTTGGAGTCATCCAGTACCTTACTCTTACTCTTCTCTAGTTCATAGATATATTGAGCTACATTAGGTTTCTTCTTTAGGTACATAGCTCTGAGTCTCTTAGCCTCTAAGAATCCCTTAGTCTCTTTATCCTTCCTAGCAACCTTGAGTCCCTTATCTAGCTTAGATTGCTCTATAGATCCTACATCATCTCCAGTCTCTACTAAGAGGTTGGCAAAGAGTAGTTCATTATCGCTTAGTGGGTCTTCATCTCCTGATAGTAACTCCTTGAACTCCTCAGTTATTCTGTTGGAATCTAGATACTCCTTACTCATCTTATCGAATAGATTCCCAGTACCTTGAGTAGCTATTAGCATCCTTGATTCTCTAGCATTCTGGAACTCTTTCCAAATAGATGATATAAACCTCTCTAGATTCTTATACTCCATTAGATGGGAGGTAGATATCTCACCCATTGACATCTCCATCTCTGTGTAGTCTTTGAGTATCCTCCAATAGTCTCTCTTAATTACCATATTATCTCCTAGTTTCTTAAAGTACTTTAGAATCTTAGGACATTATTCCCCAAAATTCTAGTGTACCTTATATACTTAGGGTGCCCCGGGGTATATTATGTATACCTATAGGGACTTATAGAGATCTATAAGCTGTAAGTCTCTATGAGGGTACTTAGAGTCTCTTACAGGCTTCAAGGTTCTCCAAGGGTACTTTGAGAGCTTGAAGTCTTATAGAGATTAGATACCTATCTTTAGTACTAGGAGGTTCTGTAAGTCCTTAAGGTTCTTTAAGGTTCTTTAAGTCCTATAGAGGGGAATCTTTAAGGGTAGGATTCTGTAAGGGTCTGTAAGGGTCTGTAGGATTCTGTAAGGGTCTGTAGGATTCTAGAATATCCTGTGAGTAACCACCCCTATAGAAACCACCGGGGGTCCTTGCAGATCCTAGAGGGCCTAGGGGTCTCTTAAAGAGATAGCCCCTACCTTGAGGATCTGTGAGGATTTCTATAGGGACTATGGGGCAGAACGAATAGCCCCATAGGTAGCTGATAGATTCTTCGAGTCTCTTTGATTCAGCTACTGTAAGTCTCTTCAAGGTCTTCAAGACTTGAAGTGCTAGTCAACCTTGTACTTCCTTAAAGAGTCTAAACACCTCAAGGTACTTGGTGAATATCTCAATTGTCTGTGATCCGAAAGGCTTCGCAGTAAGTAAAGGCGAGATAGCTACAATAGCTCAAAGGGTCGATAATCGCTCTTTGTTCCCTACAGTATGGCAATCATGTAGGATCATAGCTTACAGTTTCTTAAAACCATATCCTGTAAGTACTACTACAAGAGTGAGTCACCTAACGACTCCTAAGCTATCCTGTAAGGTTGGATAGGCTCTTGTAGATTTCTTTAAGACTTCAAGTCACGTGAAGTCTTAAAGAAGTCTAACTACTAAAGGAGATATTATGAATAAACTATTTAAGAAACTTAACGACTCAAGACAACAATATGACGATGGTCTCATAAATGAGTATGAGTTATTTCTAGTACTCCAAGGCCATATAAACGAACAGGCCATAAAGAGTAAGAAAACTCTTGAGGCTAACTTAGAACATCTTCAAGGTCAATTAGACCAGTGGAATAAAGATTAATACTCTATAGAGTCCTCAACTACCTTGAGGATTCCATTAGGTTGTTAAACATCTAAAGTTCCCTAAAGGAACATAAAGCGGAGATTGCTATGCTAAATCATTTTGATGCACTAGGTAATGAGTACCTAACACCACTTCAAGAAGCCAATGCCCTTCACCTTACAGCAAGAGCACGTTACCACAGACTTGCAGATAAGCTCAAGGCTGATGGTATCAAGTTTAAAGATGTAGGTAACTTCCTATTCAATCAGGCTAAGAAGTCTGGACTCTATAGAAAGAACCACTACGATAGTTCTAAAGGTAAGTTTACCTTCAAGCCAAAGAGCCGCATAGCCCATCTAGGCTGGGTTGTAGCCATTAAGAACTTTACAAACTGGCTCTACAAGAACTATTCAGATTACTCAGTCCCTGCAAAGCCAAAGGCTCCTAAAGATCCTGAGGGTAAAGTTACCATAAGGAAGAACTCCAAAGGTGAAGTAACCGAGGTAGAGACCGTGGAGAAAGGGGTAGCTACCAGAAAGCAAGCTATAGAAGCCGTAACCAAGGAGCTTTCACCCTCTCAAGTACTCTCTATTCTCAAAGCTAACTGGAGCGTACTTGAAGACCATTGTAAAGACAAGGGAGCTGAAGAAGAGTTTCAAGCTCTTATGGTAGCTCTAGCAGATTAACACTCTATAGAGTTCTTAAAGTCTCTTTAAGGATTCTATTAGGTTGTTAAACAATAAAAAAGGAGAATACTACAATGAGTAAGAAACTTGCTGAATGCTTATTAAGACGTAAGGAACTTTCAGGTAAACTTGAGAGAATGGGCTACATCCGCCAAGAAAGTCTCTTCAAGATGGAAGTTCAAAGAGTATCTGTAGGTGCAGGTACTGATTTCGAAGAGCTGAGAGCTAAAGTACCCTTGATGAGTTATCAAGCCTTCGATGCTGAGTATAATCACTATGCTCGACAACTGAGAGAGATTGATGCTCGTATTCAACAGATGAACTGGTCTGCTGATCTTGAAGATGTTGACAACTGCTTCAACGACTTTGTAGCACCTTAGAGTAGATAAGGGAAGGGCTAAGGTGAAAGCTCCGAGAGTAGCTCTATACTCTCACTAACTCCCTATAAAGGAATGCTAATGAGTGGCGTTGAGATATGCCCTAAAGTCTCTTAACTCCGATTAAGATAACATTTATTTTAGTACATCCGATTAGTCCGAATATACCCTCACAGTGGGTGGAGGAAAACTCCTTTGAAGCCTGTAGGCTGTGAGGTAACATCCAGATTCCAAATACCCGATTCCCGACTTACCGCACCTTAGATTCCCTTTAACACTCTATAGAGCTTTCAGAGTAATCTGAAGGCTCACTTAGGTTGTTAAACCCTTATTAAGAAGGAGATTATATGGAGAGACAAATTGAAGAGTTCTTGTGCAACTCCAAGAGCATTTGCCTACAGTACACTCAAGGTAACATAGACGGTGATACGCTTGTAAACAGCTTACGGACTACTGTCGGTAGGTTGCATTTCAAGCAGGAGACTATTGCCCGAATCAGCTCACTTGAAGAGGAGATTAAAGAGTTGGAGGCTAAATTATGATACACCTTAAAGAAGGATGGATTGCTAAAGATGCTGATGACTCTTGGTGGTGGTATCCCCGAGAGCCTAAAGCCCAAGATACTTGTTGGGGTGGGAGTGAGGAGGAGAATATCTCCAAAGTTGCTAAGGGATTCCCCAAGTGTGATTGGAAGGACTCCTTGAGGAAGATTAACCCCAAAGGGGAGATCGAGGAGACCTTCGAGTTCGATGAGGTCATTGAGGTTTCTGACGGAGAAAGATGGTTCCGTCGTCACTTTAAAGAGAAAGATGGAGATAAAGTGGTTTGTTATGCAGACGGAACATCTTCAAAGACCCATGACAAATCTACTTGGTGGTCTAAAGGGAGGAAACTGTGATTGTTCTAGCTTTTATAGTAGGTGTCTTTTTGGGCTTTTGGTTTAGGGAGGTTCTATGAGAATCTATATGACTGTACTTGTAGTACTCTTCACGGTTGATCTTATCCTTAATGTTTACGAGCTTCTTAAAGATCCTACAAAGGAGACTTACACCACTTCAAGGAAAGTGAAGATACAGAGTGCATGTTGTACCTTACTCATAGTGTTAGGAGGTCTTTGTGTCTTGTAGGGTCTTCCACTCCAGAGTACCTGAAGGAGACAGCTACCTGAAGGTGTCTAAGGAGGCCTGTAGGAAGTGTAAGTACACTATAGGTACCTTAGGGTGCTGTAGAGAGCCTGAGCCCTGTTTGGTCTTAAAGGGCTTTAGGGAATACTATTATTTTGAAGGAGGTTTAAATGATTGAGTATCAAATAGCTTTTGGAGCTGGAGTAGCTCTTGTAGGAGCCCTTGGGGTTGCTGCTTTAGGGGCTCAAGTGGGTCAATGGGGCTACAAGTACATTGACGATGGTGAGGCCTTAGGAGATAATAAACTCCTGAAGCTCTTTAAGAATAAGAGAGAGACTCATCCTTACAAAGGGTACTTAGGGTATTACTACAAAACACCTGACCGGACAAGCAAAGTGTATGGCGAAGGCACTCACAGAGGAGGAGACTACAAGTTTAGTCGAGAGACCAACTATAATCTCTTATTTGCAGTTGTGGCTCTCCTCCTAGGCCCTCTAGGGCTCCTACTGGCCTACAAACTATGGGCTCTTGTCCTTCCTGTAGTCACAGTCTATGCAGTTATGAGGCTTGCAAGGTTCTCCGTGAGACTCTCTAAGAAGTTTAAGCTCCACAAGGACGATCCAGAAGCACATAAAGTTTAAAGGTCTATAGAGCTCTCAAAGTCTCTTTGAGGGTTCTATTAGGTTGTTAAACCCTAAAGGAGGAATAACTATGGAACTTATTTGTATAGAGTGTGGTTCCCATATAGGCTGGATAACTGATTCAGGTCCTATAGGTCTCCCTTACTGTGATGAATGTTGGAGGGACGAGTGATCTTAATAACATCAACCTTCAGGGAGATGAAGAGGAGGAACGGATATGGAGGAACCTTGACTCAAGGGAGGGTAGGTAAGGTTGAGAGTAGAAGTCCTATCTCTATCCGAGTCTGTGGAGACTCCCCTAGAACTGCTGGATGTAATATAGATCGAGATAACTTCATTTACCTTGAGGAGGTCCAAGATGGTAATCGTGAGGAAACCCTATGAGAGACCGCTGAGGAGACTCAGAGCTGAGAGGTTACTAAAGGAGCTTGAAGCTCTCCAAGACCTCAAGGAACCTGTCTTTAAGACTAATGGCCTTACAGGAGAGAAGTATGGCTATGGTATGTAAGTTCTGCCGAAGGGACTTGAGCTTCTGGGTTACTACCTCAAAGGTTATAAAAGGGCCTTGGTGTGGTAGATGCCAAAGGGGCTTGCTAACTTGTAGTGTCTGTGGGCTCCAGAGGCTCAAAGACTCTGCTACTAAATGTAAACATGAGGATTGCTATGTGGTGCTTCCATAGATGGGGAGAGTTAA